TAAAAATACTGCTACCAAGCCCGCTTGATCGGTTTTTCAAATTCTTGAATAACCCAGGCAGTCCTGTCATTCTCAGCGCAAGTTGTCCAACCGCTTTCGCTGCACTCGTCCCCGCCTTTGCTACGCCCCGAAGCATTGCAGACGGCGCACTCTTTGCAATATTTAAAAGTCTTCCTGGTACTGCTGCCGCGGAATCTCCAAGCATCCGAAAACCATTTGCTAATGACGGTAATATACCAATTTGCTTTTGTTCCGCTGTGGCAGAGCTTTCCAGATTCCTCTTATAGTTTGCAAGTTCTCTCTCTGCAAGTAAAAGCTTTTGATAAGTCTGATCATACTCCGCATTTCCAAATCCAAGTCCTTTATTATTTTGTAAATGCTCAAGCTGTGTTTTATATAAACTTACTTTCTGTGTAAGATTTTCAAACCCTGCTGCCGCCTGCTTTGTATCTCCACTGGATAATCCCTGTGAAAAAGACTGTTTTATTTTATTACTTGATTTACCTAACGAATTGGTCAGTCGCTCAACGAGGTTCTTTAGTTCCTTTTACAAACTTTGAATTGTCTATTCCAGTTTCGACAATTTCCTCGCCAATTTTTCCCACCTTTTCACCACCTTATCATAGGCGGCTCAAAGGCTCTCTGACCTATCCTAATAAATTGTTAATTTCCTGCTCTTCCTGTTTTTCCTGCTCCGTCTTTACAACGATCAGGTCACAGATTTTTTTATTCTTTCGGTAAAACTCCTTTTCCCATTTATCAAGAGTTTTTCCCTCCAGCTTTTTCGTTCGAATACGGACAACTGTTGCAAAAACACCCTCCCGGATCTCCATAAAATATCCAAGGAATGTCCACCAGTGCATATACTTCTCTGCTCTGGTCTCTCTTCCTGCAACTGCATTGACCGCCGGGAAAATAATCGGTTCATCCTGTGTCCAGTCCATTTTCCGGACATTTTCACCTTCATCATCCTGTGTTCCTGCATCTATGAACCAGTTTGCCTGTTCCGCTGCCTCCTGATAAAGCCTTACAGGCATCTTTTCAAGGTCTGGATAAAGAATATAGAGCATGGTATATATTTTCTCTTCATGCTCTAATTCTCTGTCATTCATTGCCTCAAAAATCTTTAATATGTCCCTGAAATCCGTGCGTATCCTCCAATCCCTGCCGCCAACCTTTAAAGTCAGTGGCAGGGTTCCTATACTCAAATTTTTCCCGGCATATAAGAACCGGTGTATCTCTGCATACGTTTCTTTGTCTTATTCACTTCTATGTTAAATTCCCTGGTGATAACCTTCGCAATTGTCTCTAAAACATTTTCAAAGTAGAATTTTCCATTAATCGTGGTCAATGGACTCTGCTCATTGAAAAACGCCGCTGTAGAATCACCATTGATAATGTAGTCAATTTCCTGCTTTATTTTATCCGATACCAGCATTACTCCCTGCGCACCCGGATTATCCCTAATCACCGTCTCAATTTCGCCGATCCGGTTGATCACTGTTTCATATCTGCTGATAATATCTGTATCTGTCGGATTAAATACTAATTCACCGATCTGCCGTCCCTGTGTATTTTTAATAATATAAGTGCGCACACCGGTATCTACCGTAAGTTCCATGCTGTTATTGTTTCCATTGAATTTTCTTACTTTTCTGTTCTTATTACTCATTGTCTCGTCCTCCTATGAATTTAGGTGGCAGCATAGGCACTGCCACCCACACGTGTTATATATTAAGCGTCTGCCTAATACCTTATGCTGGTAATGCTGTTTTCGCTGTGAAAGTCGGTACTTTATTTTTGATTGTCACGGTACCCTCAACACGGTTTCCTGCGTAATTTACGGTATATGGAATACTTACATTTGCCTTTCCACCAATTGATTTTGGTTTCACAATAACCTCTTCCATCCATGCTTTATGTGTCTCGGCTTCTGTATCCTCTATAAGCACCTCCAGGATGAATGTTCTGCAGTTATCATCAACCTTACGGTTCATTGCGATATCCACAAGCTTCTCGTAAAAAGCTCCATCGGAAGGATTTGCATAATAAGGATCTACTTCCACGGACGGTGTATATCCATTGTCCTCTGTATAGTTTTCTCCTGTTACATCCTGTCCTACGGTCACATCCGGGTTAAGTTCTGTAGACATTTCATCTACATTCTTACCCACCAGGAACCATGCTGGTGAGCTTTTTGTTACATCAAATGTACTGTCTAAGTACTGTGCAAAACATTTTCTTGCTAATTTCATAAAATCCACTCCTTTTCATATTCCTGTTCATACAGTAAATTTAATCCTATGATCCAGTTCTCAACTCCTGCCTCTGTCCTTCCGTCCAAATGTGCCGGTGTCGTCCGCTGAATCTGTGTTATCTTTCTTCCTTCGGTCAGCTCCGGGTATTCTGTCAACTGCTGCATTCCGTCCTCTGTTGGTATTGGCTGCATTTCTAACCACCTGCCAAGATTATCAAGAAAAGTGCAAATCTCAATTCTTCTGTTCTCTCTCACCGGCTTATCACGGAACACGACAGTAAATGGATACTGACATTTCAATTCCACATTACCGGTCACACTTTCTTTGTCCGAGACAATAACCGCACCTCCTAAAGCATAAAGTGCAATTCCTTTTGATTCCTCCAGAAAAGAAAAGTCTATGCTCTGTGTGCTTTTCAGTACCGGATATTCATTTAAAAGATCCATTAATGCGTTCGTTATTGCTTTCTGACCTTCAATATCATTTTTGAGCTGTTCTTTTTCCATGATCAATTTCCTTTCAGAATGTTTTCTATGCCTTTCAACCAGTCGTCCATATGGTTTTTTCTGGCAGTCTCAAACCATTGTGGTGTTGCATTCGGATTTGCATATTTCAAATCTCTGTCAGTCAGAATTTTTATTTCACCCTCCATAGCCCATGGACTTTTGCTTATCTCACCGATCATGACTTTTCCACCATATAAGAACCTTCCCATCGGCGGAGCACCAGCACATACTTTTCCAGTTCCCTGCAACGCCGCACTTCTTGCCTTTGTCATTTGTATAAAGTTACCTGTTTGTATTGGCATATACGGTTCCATATCATTCATGATCTGACCATCTAACCAATATTGGGCTTTTTGGAGTTTTTCACCATATTGTTTCAAATTCAGCTTGACCTTAACATTTCCTTTAACGATACTGTAATCTTTAAAATGCTGCGTTTTAAACCCTTTTGCCATTACCTGCCTCCAATCTCCAAATGTGGGATTGTCTTATATAAATCTGATTTATTTACAAGGAATAAATCATCATAACGATCACTCATATAGCTTAAGAACCCATCTTCATAGTCAGTATCCATGATTGTCTCTTCCTGATACTCACCCTGAATAAAGAAATCTATCCCCTCCTGAAACGTGAAAGCCTGATTTTTCTCGGTATAAGCGTTCCATGACTTTGGTTTTAAATACTCTCTTTTTTCTTCTGGTGATGTTTCAACAAGCATCTTTCCACTGCTATTTTCATATTTTATGAATACTTTGGCAGAATCCGCATTTTCCAATCCTGTTGTACTTCTATTCCGTCCGGCAGTAATCTGTAACTCTACTCCGCGGATCACGGTTGGATACCATGTAATTTGCTTTTTTACCTTCTGCTGGTTGAATACTGTGATTGTATCTGTATACATGACTCTCCTTTTAAAAAAGACCAATTTCAAATCTGTAGATCATCCATTGGTCTTTGCTTTTTACTCATATCCTCTGTAAAACAGATTTGGGCTTACATTCTGTAAATACTCTTCGGCTGCTGCCAAAAGATACATATTCTGCTTCTCCTGGCTTGTGAGGATAGCATCTAATTTATTTTTTCCTACCTCAAAGCTAATACTTTCACTTCCTGCCGAATGTGACTTGATCACTTTTCCTGCGTCATATTCTGCTGTACGTTTTTCAATAGCCTGCATTTCATCAGCCAGTCTACACACAGCTTTCTGTATCTGCTCTCTGGCAAATTCTTCAAGCTGCGCGTATCCGATCTTCCTGATGTTTCCGGAGGTAAGAAAATCAAGCTTATCGCTGGCTTTCTCATTCCATTTTGGAAACTCTGTCTCACTTACACTTTCACCAAAATATTTCTGCCTGTAAAAGTCGTATGATGTGTATCCCATATTTAGCCCTTGATCTTTCCAATCATCTCTTCATCAAGTTCCTTGATTCCGTAGATAATATCAAACGAAATTGTATCCTGCTTATGTTTTGTGTCATAATCGATTACAACCCGCACACCAAGACCATTGGCAGATGCAATATATGCTTTTGATGCACCCATAGGAAGCGAAAGATTTCTTGTTACCAGGGCAATTCCGTTTCTGTGAAATGCCAGTGAATTTGGCTCTTTGATCAATAATGCATCCACTGCTGTGAAATCTGCGTGCAGTGGCTGGTCAATCTTGACAGTTTCAATCGTTCCGCCTACCGCAGTAGCATCTTCCACGACCGTATATTTATATCCGTCAACTATAAAGGAATCACCCTTTTTCACAGTGCCAGTAGCTGCATCCACATCTGTAAGTTTTACTGTTTCCTCGCCTTTCTTTGCAGTAACTTTATATGCGGTTGCTGTTCCTGTCTCAACAGGTGCATCCGGGCAATTCTGATCCATATAGGTATCAAATGAATATACTTTTCCAATCTCTGCATCTCTCAAAGCTTTCTCGCTTCCAGATTCTGATACCTTTGACATATTATCAGACATAACATAGCGATACTTATGTGTTGGATGCATAACAACACGTCTGTTTGCTAATGGCACCTTCGCAACATCAAAGAGCTTTGCCATGTTACCGATATCTTCCGGCTTTGTTGCTTTTGCATTTCCTTTCACGATGTGTTTCGCATTTTCCAGCCCGACCGCAATAAGGTCTTCATCAATTGCCTGTGCGATCGCCTGCATTGCCGGAGTGACAATCTGTGTTGAGAAATCCTTAATGTCCAGCGTGAGCTCCTTTGATGTTACCGGAACAGTAATATCTCGGAATCTGTCCATTTTTACAAGTACTGATCCTTCTGTTGCATCCTGATTTGATGTTTCTCCTGTAAAGTTCTTAGCAATGAACTTTGCTGGCTTTCTTATCG